CCATGCACTCCACATATTCGCTCATTTGCCGCCCTCCAGTCTCTCCAGAAGCCGCATAAGGCCCCAGCTCACAGTTGCCGCCCCCACATAGGTGAGGATCCACGTCATGGTCATCGCTTGTCCTCCTTACAAATAATTCCGGCCGAACTCCCGGCGGAAGTCCTCCACCGTGGCGTCCTGCTCCTCCATATACTTCCGCTGGCCGTACTGATGCAGCGCCAGCGCCGTCTCCTTGCAGCGATGTGCGGCCCGTGGCCCGTTGCGGTGGCAGCTCTCGCCGCACAGCAGCACCGTCAGGCCATACCGCTCCGATTTCCTCCGGTTGGCCGTGCCGCCGAAGATGTGATGCTCCTCCATCTGGCCCCAGCGGCCGCAGAGCCAACAGCGCCCGAACACCGCTTACACCAGCGGCGTCTGCTCCAGCACCGCCGCCAGCTTCTCTCCGATGATTTCCCGGCCCGGCAGTACCACCACCAAGCCACCCTCGTCGTTCCACACCAGCATTTCGCCGCAGCCCATAGGCTCTCCGTCGCCGATCCGCACCAGCTCCGGGTCGTAGGCCGTCACCTTCAGCGTCGCCGGGCGCTGCCACACCTCGTAGCCCTTCCACATCATGGAGCTGCGGAGGATCAGCTCCTCCTCGCCCTCCTCAATGTGCCGCCGCAGGCCGTCCAGCCGGGTCAGCACCACGTCCATGATCTGGCCCTGTACGCCTGCGCCCTTGCGCACCGTCCACGCCGCACCGTCCGGGATCTCTCCCAGATGCTCCACCAGCAGCGCCAGCACCTTCCGGCTGATGGCGCTGTACGGAATGGCCACCAGCCACGATGCCCCGTGGATGCACAGCACCCGCTCCCCGTCCTCCCGGTATCCGGCCACCGTATAGCCCTCGCTGCGCCACGTGCTTTTCATGGCGCTCAGCAGTCCTCTTTCGTCGATCATGTCCCTTTTCCTTTCCGCCGCCCTCCGGCGGCTCTTTTTATGTGCCGAAGGCGCTCTCCTTCAGCCCCAGATACCACGTCTTTTTCAGCCGCCGGGCCGTCTCCTGCTCCTCCGTGTGCAGGATCTTCTGGCACGCCTCGCACAGCGTACCCTCTGCGTTAAACATGCGCCCGCACCGGCAGCAGAGGTGCCGGTGTGCCTCCTTCCGCTGGAGCAGCTCCATCCCCGCCACGTATTTGCCCCACGGCACGTCCCAGAACCGGGCCGCCTCCACCGTGGCCCGCTCCCAGTCCTCCGCCGCCACAAACGCCGTGCCGATCTCCGGATGGTGTATCACCCAGCAGATGCTTTTCTCACTCCTCGCCATGCTCCTCCGCTCCCTTCACCCCCAGATACTGCAGAAACGGTATCCGGGGGATTTTTACCCGGCTCCCCATGATGATGGTGGGGAAGCCCAGCAGATCCGGCCGCTGCCGGGCACAGACCCGCACCTGCTGATCCGTGGTGCCAAGCACCCCGGCCACCTCACAGGGCGTCAGGTACGCCTTGTTGCTGGCCAGCAGCTCCTCCATCGTCTTATAGGCCATTCCGGCCGCCTCCTCTCTTTATCCCGCCGCCTGCTGAACCTCGACCGTCTTGGCGCCGTCCGCCAAGCCCATGCCGTAGGCCAGCCACGCAGTCCTTGCTTCTGTCGGCATCTTCTCCGCCAGTTCTGCCAGCGTCTGCATCATCTTCTTCTCCTGCTCGCTCATGTCCTCACCTCCCCTCACTAAGCTTTCCTCTGCCGAATAAGCGCCCTTCTCATTCGGTGGTTCTCCCGCCGCCGGTGAGGCTTCCGCATAACGGCCATGACGATTTCCCTCCGCCCGCTTCGGTCTGTGACTGTCTCCCTCCCAGAAGCTCATCCACCGTACAGCCGAGTGCTTCTGCAAGCTTTACCGCTGTATGTAGACTTGGCATCTTTCGCCCCGCCTCGATATGTGCCACCATTCCATCGCTCACACCGATTTCGTTGGCAAGCTGCTTCATCGTTTTGCCCTGCAATATACGCCGGGCGTGTACATTCCCGCCAATATCCATATCTTCACCTGCCTTCTCGTTGCGAAACACGCTCATATGTGGTATAGTGTATATAACGCACTTACCGTTGGTAAGTTGTCCACATACACTTTGCAAGGAGGGAAATCATATGTCATTGTCCGAAGGGTTGAAGGCCATTTCTGAGCCCGTAAACAAATTGCTTGTCCCAATCGCATCGTCTATAGGCACCACGCTTCAGGATGTCTGGGAGCTCGTCTTTGGAGGTTTCTCCACCTACGTCGACAAAAAGCGGGCCACTCGTGAGCGCTGCTTACAGGATTTCAAAGCTTCCCTTGTCGAGAAAGTTGCCGCAGTGCCTCCAGAACATCAGCAAAACCCGCCGCTCTCCGTTGTCGGTCCGGCACTCGAGGCATCTAAGTACTACTTTGAGGAAAAGGAACTGCGTGAAATGTTCGCAAATCTGATTGCGGCAGCTGTCGACAATCGAAAAAGTGACCTCGTCATGCCTTGCTTCACCGAAATAATCAAGCAACTGTCACCACAGGATGCAAAGAACTTAATGCGATTTTCACCCCGCATCGGCTCCAGCCTGCCCATCGCAAAATACATTCACCGTGAATCGACCACGAGTCAGATCAGGACAATTTTCAAGCACGCCTTCCTCCCGGATAACACCGGTTCCGTTTCAAGCAGCTATATGGATCAGCACAGTCGTTCACTGTCCTTACTCAGTCATTTGGGACTTGTGGAGATGACATATAGTAATTACCTCTCGGACCAACAGGCATACCGAATGTTTTCCAGCACTCCTTATTTCGACTATACACGGCAAACGTGCCCAGCTGGTGGCATCTGGAAGCCGGAGGTGGAGAAGGGTATTGCCTCCTTAACTCCCCTTGGTCTGGCCTTCCGAAGTGTCTGCCTTCCTCTCGATAGCAGCTCCGGCCAGTCTGATTAGCTCCTCGATCCTTTCAGTGAGGCACTCCATATAGTTGTCCATAGAGTGGAAGTGCGCCATTGTAACAAGTGCGGACACCGCCGCTGATAAGACTACTGATGTGATTACGACCAATGTCATCCCCTTCACCCCCTCTCACCAATGCTCTTTCATTGCCCAGCAATAATATAACATTGTTGAGCAATGTTGTCAATAGTGAAATCATTGATAATCAATAATTTTATTGACTATTCCGCCGAGGTGTGCTATCTTGTAAGGCAAGGAGGTGGATTATGAGTAATATCAACGAGCGCATCGCCGCCGTAATCCAACATAGTGGCCTGTCAAAGACGGCCTTCTCCCGCCGTGTCGGGCTATCACAGCCGTTTGTGTCTCAGTTAGCCAGCGGCACCGCCGCCCCCAGCGACCGGACCATTGTGGACATCTGCCGGGAGTTCGGTGTCAACGAGCGCTGGCTTCGCACCGGTGAGGGCGAGATGCTGATGCACCTGTCCCGTGAGGAGGAGATCATGCGCTTCGCCGCCACGGTGATCCGGGACCCCTCCAGCGAGTTCCAGCGGCGCTTTGTCTCCGTCCTTGCCCGCCTCACCCCGGAGCAGTGGCAGCTCATGGAAGAGATGGCCCGTAAGCTGCTTCAGGAGCAGGCCAAAGAGTCCCCGCAGCCCAAAGAGTCCCCCACCGACGCAAAATAAGAGAGCGGAGACCACCCGGTCTCCGCTCTCTTGTCATCCTCCACCCCATGCCAGAAGGCGCATGGAGTGCAGAAAAGTCAAATCACTCACAATATCTTGAATTGTTGGCAAATATTTTCCTACATTTTGTTGTTGCTTTTTTCTTGAAAATGACTATACTAGAGTATACGGAAGCAATTCCGTAAGAGTAATTAACGGCGTAGCCATTGATTACCCCCTTTCCAGCGGAAAGTCCGAGCCGTAAGTCGGAACCTGAAAAAGCGGAAAGTCCGAGCC